ATTAGTACTTTCTGTGAGACGCACCATAACAATAACATCTACTAAGTCTTTATCCTGTACCTCTAAACCTTCCTTTTCTAGGAACTTTAGGTCAAATTTGAGGTTGTAACCAACTACGGTCTTACAGGTATTCATTACTTCCATAAGTTTAGGAAGTAAGTCACTGTCAAGATTGCTATCTAATGTTTGATGTCGGAATGGGAAGTAGTAGGTTCTATCTTCTACTCCCACCCCGACACCACAAAGCTGATTACCTTGTAAGGCATACAACCCATTAGTTTCGCAGTCGATCACCCACTCATCATGATTTGACAAGTCAGTGATTGCGGTATTGAATTCTTCTGTAGTTGTTACTAACACTAAAACGGCAGATCATCGTCCGAAGCGGTGTCAACACTTACAGCGGTATCCGGTACTGTTACTTCGTTAGAAACAGCCTCCTTAGTTGATACGCCGTATCGCTCGTTCATGTAATCTAATACTGGAACTAACTCATCTACTTCTGCAATCTTGTCACTAGGAATATCTAATTCTCTAGTACTTACTACTACAGTATACGATGTGTCCTGCATCCCTGACCCTGTGCGTCGAACTCGTACCACGCCCTTATTGAGGGCACCCCAGTCATTATAAACATCTACAAGCTGGTTCCAGATGTAGTTACTCCGACCGAAAGCGAGAGGGACAATCTTGAAATCATCTATGTTCTCTCTGTACAGCTTACGCCCAGATGGGCCTTCTACAGGCTCCCATGTATCTACTCTACGTTCTGTGTGTAGAACGTCGTGTACAAACGCCCAAAACCCAAACCTGTGTGAGGGTCGAGTGCCATCGGGAACTGGTGCTAACGGGCCACTTGTGCCACCAAGAACACTGCTCCACCGACCCTCTTCGTTGAATGTGTACATCCAGTAATCTGCAAGCTTGGGGTCATCTTCATCACCTGTTGCTACTATGGACATGAAGGCTTGGTCACCATCTTTAAACCATAGTTCTTTTCGTAGTTCCGCCGAAGTCTCCGACGAAGTACGCCTATCTATTCTATTCTGTATTCCACTAATACCTACCATGGATTTCTCCTTTACCAATAATGTCTATCTTTTAGAACTGTATCTAGTATATCAGACTTTCGTATGTCTTGTACATCTTTATACGGCTCCGGAATCTTTACATAAGAAACTCTAACACCCTCACCTAGTACTGTCAAGGCTTTATCCAAACCAATTTGACCAGCTTCATCATTATCAAAACATAGTACTACTTCTCCTACTGAGAACTCCTGTAGTAAACCTGCTTGCGCTTTCGACATGTACGCCCCAAGTAGGGCTACCGCAGGATACCCTGACTGATCTAACCACATAGCATCGAGTGGGCCTTCGGTTACATATATAAGTGGAGCATCGTTTATTAGGTGCCCACCGAAAAGTAACTTAGACTTCCTCAATGAATGGTTATACAGGTACTTAGGGAACCCCTGCTTTCTTCTCACCGCCCACCCAACAATACGAGCAAACTCATCCCGTACAGGGAAAGCTAACCCATTCTGTCCGGTTATCCCACATTCCCAACGCTTCAAAGTTTTGATTGTGAATTGCCTATCAAAAATCCAATCAGGCACAAATTTGGTATTGTATGGGAAATCTACTTCCGGAAGTGTGGTTAGTTCGGGCTGCTCATCATCGAAGAATGAGGTATCTATAACAACCTCATGATCTCCTATGAAACTATCTACTTGTTTACCTGATAGACTCAGATACCTTCGCAGAAACGATTTGAGACCTCCCTGACCACACCCCCGAAAGCAAATCCATACACCTTCTTCTGTGTTGATTGAGCATGAATCATGTTGGTCAGCGTGAAACGGACACCTGATGGTGAACTGTCCCACTCCTACCGGAGTATTCAACCCTGCTTTTAGCAGGACTGCTGACCAATCAATCATTACTTGCGACCTTTTCGATCTAGCTTATTAGCCCGAACAAAAAGCACAACTTCATTCTCGTAACCGTTAGAATCGCTAACTCGTCCCCGGCGAATATCAGATACCGTAATCGGTACAGACGGTTTCCCCGGCCCTTTGCTCTTAGCAGTTTTAACGACAACACTATTCTCATCTTGCTTCAACCATGCGAATAATTGCATTTCTTTCCTCCTAGAAAACGTCATCTATTTCCTTTATTTCACCTTCATCAACATTCCACAAAAAGGTACACATATCGACCGGTAAATCTCCATCCCTGTACTTCTGAAACTGTATTGATCTGAGGTTATCAGAATCTTCTACCATGCACATAGAAAGTGCAATATCAGAAGCACGAATAAGAGCATCACCAAATGCTACTTGATCGGCACGAGGAGGCGCAAACATATTTGACGCATCTCTCGTAGCCTGTGTTGATACCATAATAGTCGTATCTTGGGCTAAAGCCAAGTTTTTCAAACCATAGAACAAGCTATGATTCTGTTCCCACGAAGCTGAATTCTTCATGGCAGTAGATACCAGATACACACCGTCAATGACAGTAATATCTGGAGCGTGTTTTCTTATTAGATTAGCTATACTGTGGAGAGAAATACTATCTTCCCCACTTATATGATCACATATCAGTAGATTCTTCTCATCTAACTCCGTTAGAAATTTAGCATACTTCTCTTCATCAATCGGGCTACCTGTCCTCAAGGCTCGGTGAGAAAGTTTGTAACCACTTTTATTCCCCATAATTACATCCATACGCATATCAATAGATTTTTTAGTCATCTCAGTGGATACGAAAAGTGTCTTATACCCGTTGAGAGCGGCTATTGCAGCGATATCAGTACATAGCCATGTTTTACCCACAGTAGGTCTAGCAAAGGCAGATATAAGGTCTCCGGGTTGCCACCCTACTCCAGTAGAATTAATTGAGGTAAATGGGGTTTTTATCCCTATGAGCCCGTCCCCCATTTTACGTAGGGCACTTCTCTCTTTCCAATCTTCTAACCTATCCAAGTTACCTGTATCATATTCCTGTACATCTTCATCATATAGAACTTCTATATCATTCAAATCATGTAATATTTTCCCCATGGCTTTCTTAGGGTTTTCTGTAAGTTCTTCTTTGTTACCCGCAAAAGCTGATACAACTTTTCTAAACAATACCTGCTTCTTAAATTCATCTTGAGCGTAAGAAAACTCTACTGTTACTGCATCTTTTCTTAGTTTAGAGAACTCTTCAAGTAATACTGCGTGGGTAGGAAAATCTCTATACTCATCTAAATATTTCTGGACAAACATATAAGCATCCCTATGCACGGCAAAATCATTCTGCGGGTGCCTAAAAGCTTTATAGTTGTCGGAGTCACATAAATTAAAAACCAAAGCGGACTCTATAAAATTAAAACTATCACTGTTCATTCTGTACTAATCCTTTACTGAATATAGAATTCTACCATATGCGTTGTGAATGAAGGCAGATACTCCTTCTTCTGCGGACGCACCATCGGCTACTGTCTTTGCTTGCACGTATGTTTTATACGTCCCTAGTATCCACGTTTTTCGTAATTCAGAATTCTGTGTAACGACACGAAACAATCCTTCTTTAGGTGCAGCACGACTTGTTAAGTCAGTGTAGGGTATCTCTTTTGCTTTGTCAATTGGTGTCATTCCACTTCTCCAACGTATCTATAGCTTTTGCTAATTTCTGTTTATCCGATGCGGTTGGAAACCACTTAGTTTCCAAGTGTATCACAGTTCTCCAGAGGTGTCTAATTCTAGAATCCCCATATAATAATACACTAGCATACAGTTCTGGGCGTTGGCAAGTGGGTAAGTAGGAATTGATCCCACCTAGAATATACATTATATGTACGTCTTTACGTCCCTGTTTTATCCCCCCATAAAAAGCTCCTATTAATGGATAAAAACCAAACGTTTGAATAGCTTCTTTCAAAGCTTTAGTTTCTCTACCTATAAAGGTTGGGGATTTATAATCAGTATCAAATCTATCTTTGTAAAAATGACTGAAAATTTTATAGAGTGTTGGGGCGTTTTTAAACTCTATGCCCAAGGAATTTTTGTTTAACATGTTCCCTTACTGATGCTAAGGAGTTATTAGGAAAAGTCTTTTCGAACTTAAGGTGTATCTCTTTGAAGGAATGCCCGGATTGACGCAAAGCTAGAAAAGCTAATTCCGATTCCGTAAGTTGCAAAGATTGTAACAAATCTTTTATTTCTACTAAATTTAACCAATCTTTTGGTTCTTTTAAGAGCATTTCTTGAGAAAGCTCTTGGGAGGATGATCCATCTGCCATTGAGTCGGTGACAAACGTTTGCCCTAGATAAGAAGCTTCGTTATTAAGATTACGTTTAGATTTAGTTGCTAGAGTGCGGATTGTGTTTACCATAGTTCTGTGTAGATAAGTGTGGAAAGTAACATTCCTACCGGGGTCAAATTTTTTAGCCGCTTTTAAAATACATATTCTAAGTTCTTGTGCTAAATCATCCCTATCAATACCGTTAATTTTGTAAGTTGAGATCATCCTATTTATTTTCGGTTCCCACTGTCTAATAAGATTATCATCAATTTCCAATATATTGTTCCTTTCTATACTTGTTGTAACATTGATTGTTACAGAATGCATGTTTATATTTTAATTCGTAAGCACGGCGTACTTCTGATTTTAGCCTATAAATGGTGGAATTGCAATAGTCACAGGATAGTTTTATTCGTCTATTCTTCTCTGAGCACTCTTTAGAGCAGATAGGTCGCTTTTTAGTCCTGTTCAGGATAGCCGTATTACATACTTTACAGTACATGATGGGGCGCAACCTAGGTGGATTTGTATCTAAACCTCTTCTATTTAAGACAGCCCATACTCTCTGCTTGGTGGCTCCTAACTCAGCAGCTATTTCTGAGACTCGCATGAAGGGATACTTCTTACGGAGCCTTACTACTCTATTTTTAAACTTCACTAGAATTCGTCTGCGGAGAGTAGACTTTCTTCGTAAGATTTTACATGATCGGTTACTTGGGCTTTCCATTTAGCAGCAAGTTTAGTTACATCAACTGTTCCCTCATCCATCCTAAGAATATATGAAGATGCGGCAACAATTCTTGTCCATTGTGCGTCCGTAAACGATACTGTTACATCTGGCATTATAATTTCTCCTTTAGGTTTTTAACCTCTTCTCTAAGTTTTTTAAGTTCTTCTAGCATGAGAATTGAAAGCTGTTTATACTTTACTGCTTCAGGTCTATTTTTATCATCATAAACAGTTAGTTCAGGTAATATTTCATGAACTTCTTCTGCTATATATCCAAAATCGGATTTTCCGTTACTTTTCCAATCAAACGAAACTGGGCGTAAATCATAAATATTCTCTATATTTATATCTAAGTCTGCTATATTATCTTTGTAGCGTCTAGAAGAACTTACTTTAGTAAATAACCCAGTAGAGGAATTTATGTTAACTTCAATGTCGCTAGCCACGGTTGCGCTTGCCGCAATCCCACTTGAACTAACAGTAGCTCGTAAAGTACCGCCAGCAGTAAACCCTATACTATCTGTCCCTGTCCTATACATGCCTGTATCTGTATCACTCTGAAAAGAAAAAACGGGGACACTGTAGGTACCATCCGTACCAGCGTAATTATAATTAGAACTAATGGCATTAATTGGGCGGTGGTTCCACCCAGTTGAGGTACTTGCGTAATACCCCATATGTATCCATGGAGCAGCTTGACGAGTTCCCAAAGTTGCATGTGAACCATTCATTACGGAAATTGGGAACACGCAATAATACGACTTACTATTTGTAGTATCATTTACGTGTTGGAATCTAAGCCCTGCGGTAGTATTAGCACCAGCTATATCTGCACCCTTACCAAGGGCACTATTCAGGGATACATACTCTTGGGAATGTAAAACTATATCACTCGTATTGGCATACAGATAAGTAGCATAGTAGCTTCCATTGTTGTAAAGAAACAGGTTTGAATAGGCCCCGCTGATTCCATTTTCCATAAAGTTTATACCTGCGATTAAACCACTGGGGGTAGCTGCTTTACCCCATAGGGTTAGTCCGTTACCAACGGAACCACCGGTATCATTAGCACGAATGGTTAAGACTCGATTAGCATCAGCTTTACCACTAGAAGTATAAAATTCGAGTTTGGTCGAAGTCAGTTCCGCTAACGTAGTCCCAGCAGATACGGCAACGGCACTCCCATCATAAAAAGTAACTCCGTCAGAACTAGTACGCATTATAACATTATCGCTGGCGTCGTGGAATCTAATATTATTATCTTGGATATCCATCATAATATTTGTAAGAACACCATCACTATGCATTCCGCTACTGTTGTAGAATCGCACCCCACCAGCATGGAAATGGGATATTGTTGTGGCATCGGTTGCGGTTGTTGCGGTCTTATTAAAGAACCGTAACCCCGCTCCCCCCGTTAATCCAGCACCACTACCTAACAATAATGTTAAGTAACTGTTTGCACTGCCATCATATGCGGCGAAACCATCACCACTCATTTTTGTTAATAGTGAATCTGTTGTTGCACCATCTCTAATACTGATATATTCGTTACGCCCATCTATATCTAACCACCTACCCGCAGTATCTGAATTGCTATTAATTGAAAATCCTCTAATCCAGTGGTTACTGGCATCTGTACCCCCCCCAGCACCCGTAGCATCGGTACCGGGAGTATTTAGTTTAAATCTACGACCAAGAGTAGCAGTAGTACCTAAGTTAGATACCTCCGCTGCTGTAACAGAATCTTGGTTTACGGTTTGATTAGCATTTACAGCATTTTGCCCATTCACAGCAGTAGTCCCTACCATCATAATTTGTGCTCTACCAGTGGAGGCAGCACCAGTAACGGTAGCAATTAGTATTTTACCACTCGAACTACTGTTGTCCCACTCAGAAGCTAGCTCAGTATGCCACATTGTTGGATCGGTAGACTTCCAATATATATGATATAGTGTATCTGCAACTAGTCCCCCACTGACATCAGCCGTAGTATTCCCCGATACTATAACTTGCTCAGTTCCGCTAGTAAGTTCCATAACTGAGGAGTCCCAACTTACTGTATTATAAATAGCCATTAGTAATCCTTTCTACCCTTGGGAAAACGGGCCAACTGTCCCATTCCCATTTGGATTAACTCGAATATTTGCAAGCCTCTCAATATATCCTGCATGATCAGTAACGGTTATAACCGTGTTATTGGCAGTACTTCCAATAGTCTGAATAGCATTTGCAATATTACCATGCATCAGATTAATTATAGCTTCATCATAACCAGTAGTAGAAATCATAGTAGAAGCATTACCCGCTCGTTCCTCATATTTTAACCCAGTTATAATGTGATTCCCTGATACTCCTGCGGCTGGATGTTCTACTCGTATACCCATTCCTGCCCGTAGATGAATGAAAGCCCTGTAAAAAATACTCGTACTCCAATTAACCCCCCCGTGATTCGTCATGTCAGCCGTAACAACATCAGTTGTGGCATTTAGGGCTGGTACCAGTATCGCATCGTCTACAAGTCCATCTGATGCATCAACTTGCTCTAATAACATTCCTGCTCTACCCCCATAAGAAGCAAAGTTTTGAGCAGAAATTAAGCTGCTCCCGCTTGAGCCGTCTTGTCCTTGACCTACTAATTTAATTGTAGGGTACCCAAATACTTTAAAGGTAGTTCGCTGCGCTGGCAGTATTACTCGTTTTAATATAGTAGCAGCAGCATTCCTAGCTGCATTAGGAGCCTCAAAAGTCTCATTAAAATTTAACTTATAAGTTTTAGAAATAGTTCGTTTAGTGATAAATCGCTCTAACACTTTACAGTTTACTGTTTTAAATACATCTTTACTGGTTGAGAAGGAACCCCCGTAGTCCTCACTCCTATCTCGTCCCACAACTCCTATAATACCAGTAGTTGCTCCCCCAGAACCATTGGTGCTAGTACTATCTCCATACAAAAAACGAGTTTCAGAAACATAATCCCCGTACCTAAACAGTACTCGTACATCATCATCGGAATCCGAACCGTACCTATGGACATTCGCCGTTGTAACATCATCACCGGCAGCTTGAAAGTCAGCCTCTAAAGAGAATGCAACTGTTGAAAAACCAAAATATGAATCTTCCTCTGTGGAACCAGTATGGAAATCTACTGGATGGTGTAAAGAAGAGTCGTCACCGGGGAGAGCAAATCCTGCAACTAACGCATTTACTTCCATTCCCCTGTAAGGTCTGTCTTTATGCGCAACGTCAGATATTAATATGTGCTGTGCTCCCTTTACTAAGTTACTATCTAATATAACATCGTCTTCTTTAGTCGTCCATGACGACCCACTTTGCCACTGTACACGACAAATATCTTTGAAAACGTTAAAAACGGGCTTATACTTAAACACATTTGAACCAGTGGGGCCACTAGCAAAAGCTATCGTACCGCTATGTGCCCCGGTAGCATTTCTATAAGTATCTTTATGTTTCTGAGGTAATGTGATATTAAAAGTATCAACTGTTAGGAATTCAACTCTGTAATAACTACCGTTATCTCTTGTTGATGCGCCTGTCGTATTAGATTCGGTAGGTTCATCTGGAGAAGTGTTTATTTTCACCCCTTGAACAGTACCAGAAGTGGTACCATCAATATCCGTAACTTTTATTAGGCACCCAGTTTCCAACCCATGCGCTGCTGCAGTTACTGTAATACCAACAGTTGATCTGTCATGCTCCGCAGTTACTTCAGTACCTAGTAAGCCTTCCTGTTCACACCAATACATATCTTTAATAAGGCTAGCGGAAGTTAGGGATTCCGCCCCCATGTAAAACGGAGATTCGACTGTTGAAGTTATAGCTCTAAGGACACCCTGATCATCTCTAAAATCATCATATGCCTTTGTCATCGCCACCGGGTGGTCTTTTGGAGATTGTGTTATTGATCTCCCTCCTCTTGGTAAAGCAGAATACCCAGCCATACCCGTAACCTCATCTCTACGAAAACTCCCATGTCCAGCTTCCATTACTCCAAAAGTCCCTTGGGAAGCGTAATCCAGTTCAATCCCTCGTTCATACACATCATCTTCATCAGTGATGGTACCATTTGAAGCAAAGAAGTGAACGTTTATTGTGTTTACTTTCAGGGCTGAATCTATATCATCGGGGGAAGTGGCAAACCAACCATATGCTCTTGCATCATCTGCTCTATTCCAATGGAATAAGCTGTTACCGTGCAGGGCCCCAGAATATTTATGGTGGCCTGAACTTAAATCAGCTACATAATCAGAGTTAGAGATACTATTGACTTTTATCATTTCCATTTTATGGCCTAAATTATTACTACCTTTCGCCATGCCTTTGTCATCAACAGCTTCTAAAGCTACTTGGGAATACAAATCTTCCTCAAACAATCCGTGATCAAAATCTTCTAATATAAATACCTTAGTTTGATCAGCTCCTTTCGTGCCAAAGGCTGTATCATCTTCCGTCATATTATCATCGGATGGGTATACGGCTGTGAGTCCAGCAGTTCCGGGGGCTACAGGTCTAGATTTACGCATAAAATAGTTCAGGTGAGGTCTATGTGTGTTTGAAGTTAGCGTTACATCGTTATACAGACCAGCATCTAGGTAAAAATCGTAACCTTGGTACCCTGTGGTTTGAGGCCCAGCAGATATTTTTGATGGTGTACCTGCTGCAGCTGATGTCGCAGTGTTAGCAGGACTTTGAACTGTATCACCGTCTAAAAATTTAAGTTTTAAAGTATAAGCCGTTTTACTATGAACAATATAGGTACCGCTTTCTATCGTGTCGGGTGTTGGGCTTCCTACCGGAGCATGGTTAGAAAGTTCAATCAGATTTCCATTTTCATACAGGTGAGCAGTGTCACCAACGCCTCCTGTTCCACCGCCACCATTATAAACTAGCAAAACATCTCTAGTGCCACTAGTAGATAAGGTTGCTGTATCCGCAACTGTGTAATATATCTCGACATTATGGGTTAGTACGCCTTCACTCCAATGTGGGTCAGTCATACCTACTGATCTCATGGCGTTTAATGCGGTTGTGGTTGTATTTTTATAAGTTTTAACTATATCTAGATCGGTTTCGTTCCAGAGGTAGCTAGAATCTTCGAACTTGGAAACTCCCAAAGAGGTTGAACCATCGGAAGTATTATCCGTATATAAATCCTTGCCTCCAGACCAGTCATTCATAATCTCACTGACAGTAGCAGAAAGTCTTGTATTATTATATGTGGTATCTCTAAATTTCCCTTGATCCGTAGTTTCTTCTGAGTCTGCCTGTACTAGTCTAGTTTCATTAAATGCCTGTGTTCCACGCGTAGAACTCTGTACGGATTTTGTAATTACCTCACTCGCTAAACTACGGAGGTAATCACTAGCGTCTATATGTATTGTTTTACCGATACTATCACTATAACTTACATCTAGACTATCTATTTTACCGTAAAAATACGGGAATAACGCATGATCGCTTCTATATTGGAGATAGGCTTCTTTGGATACGTCTTCAGTAGCGGCACCCGCTAAGGAAGTTTCGAATTTCTGTGAGTTAGCACCAGTCCCTCTTTTATCTAAGGTGAACGTGCTGGAAGTTGGGACAGTATCAATTTTATACAGATCATCCGAAATACTCCCACTTTCCTCATTCACAATTTGAACATAGGTTCCAACAGCCATCGCATGATTAGCATACGTAAATATTGCTTGGGAGTCCCCAGCCCGATTAGCATACCCATTGTCATGAACTATTTTTATGGGGACGAGAGGTCTGGGCATATGCAGAAGCCTAATTTGCTGAAACCTAGTAAAAGTGGGGGTAGTTACTGCATCGCCCTCAACCGAGTACACTCCGGTTGATGCATCAGGGCTACTACTAAGAGCTTTATTCATATCTTTATTACTTATAACTATCTCTGCCGTAGCAGGAGCATATACTTTATCTGTGTATGCAACACTTACAAGGTCTCCTACAGGTATAGGTACCCAGACTTTATCTGTTTCATTATAATATTGAAAAATACTTCGACCATGTACTGACATATTTTAATATCCTTTAAATATTCTTACTTGGGTTAACAGAAACTGGCCTCGCCGCCACAAACGATAACTCATACGACCAGAATTTAGGCATAGAGGAAATAAGCCCAAGGTTAGCATTCTGTATTGATACATTATACTGATCATATGTAACAGACGCAACATTTGTATGTAGCACAGTAAGTATTATTTCTTCTCCCTCTACATAATTCCATTGAGTTATAGCATGTTGTAATTGGAAAAAAGTTGGGGAATAATAAACTTGATTGTTGAATGCCACCGTCTGTCCGACGGGGACGGCTTCTCTTGGGACTAACCCACTAACTGTTATCAAGGGTCTATAAGAGCCTACATCAAACATTATAGGACTGGACTTAGGTATACCTACCTGTAACGGCTGTCTGAACGTTCTGACAGCCAATCCGGTGACATTCAAAGCATACAAAGCTTTCTTTCTAGTGTTGGGGGACGCATCTCCATTCCCTGCTGGACTATTGAAGATAAAATTTTCTGTAATAGCATAATCGCCAGTCCCTCCCGTATGTCGGGGGTCTAATGCTTCCACATTCGTATGAACTACTTCTCCATCTTTGTCGGCTGGAATTTTTTCTAATAATACTAATGATCGCATTATGCTATCGTCATATGTGGGTAATAAACTTTAGGCCGTGAAGCAAAAAATATCATTGTGAACTCTGGTCGTTCTTCTGATAACGCTTTATAATCTAAGGTTACGGTGGATAAAGCTGCTTTGTATTTAAAATAACTAACATTACTACCGGAATTAGGTTCTTCTATATACAAATTTATCACTTGCGTAGTATCAAACCACCAATCTGTAGACAGCCTAGAAATTTGATATGCTGTAGGTAATTTATATGAGGTGCTTTTAAAAGTGACACTGTTACCTGAACTTTGGTCGTCCACTGTCCCCGTTAGAGTTATAGTTGGTTTATATGTACCTAGGTCAAATAAGTAGGGGGAGTTTTTAGGTGCGGCAATCTGTATAGGGTTTTTTTGGATAACCACAGTTATTTTTTCAACTTGTAGAGCGTACCTAGTAGCACTTCCACTACTTACAGCAGACCAATCACTTTCGTTTTCTAAAAAAACTGCGGTACTAGCCATTTATTTAATCCTCTCTTTATAGCCACGGATCAGACCCGTCGTAACCGTGCTGTGCGAGCCAAGCTGATCCTATCTGCTGAGCTGTTGTCTGCGTTGTCCCATTACCTGAATTACTCTGAAGAGTAACATTAACAACAGGTGAACCCCACGTTCCAGCTTCTCTTCGCTCTTGCATATACGCCTTGTGGAATTGGGCACTTTCGTCCATATCCTCTTGCATGGCTCTGAGGTTATCTCTCGCTATTTGGGCATCGTTTGCGTTCTTATTCGCTATCTGCTGGGCGACATCCTCATAGTTTTCTTTCTTATCCACATCTTCCACGATCTGGCCAAACTTGTGCTGAACATCGAACTCTGGATTAAAAACCGGTACCGTGTCTGCAGCGTTCTGCTGATCTACCATTGCCGCTATTTCATCCTGATACACATCCGGTACCGTGGTTGTTGGTAACAAAGAATCGTCGATTGCCCCGTCTGCAGCGTTCTGCTGATCTACAGCCTCCTGCACACCTCCAACGTTGCCCTCCAAATCATTCATTTGATTTATCTTTTCTTGTTCAAGCATATTCCTCGTGTTAGCCTCTCTTTGCTCTCTTAATAAAGCCTCATATTCCTCAGTACCAAATAGAACGTCCTCTGGATTAAAAAGCGGGCCAACTGTGTCTGCAGCGTTCTCACCAGCCCCGGCGTCAGTCGGTGCCCACATTAACCCGCCTTCCCCCTCAGGATCAAATGCCGTCATTATATCCTCTGCCCCTTTAGCATTAACATCCCACCTGTTATTCATCTCCTCATCTTCCCACGCACTTATTGCATTCCCGAACTTGAACGACGAACCCTCTTGTTTCACCCCTGTTTTATTGCCATTCTCTTGCTTCTGAAGATCAATTGCTTCCTGATTCACCCTGTTAAGCTCCGCCCTTTTAATTGCCTCCTCATCGAGGACAGTCTGAGTCTTTAATACTGTTTTAGAGAAAGCTTCCGCAGACTGAGCTATGAAATGGGGGACAGTATATCCGGATAATCCTACTCCTCCACCTACACCTAGGTTAGAAGCTCCTCCTCTTCCGCCACCCTTCTTATCAAAAAGTGCATCGAATAGCATAGGCCCTAGGAAAGAACCAGCGGCCCCTCCGATCATACCACCGAGCATCGTTCCTGCCCCCGGTACGATGCTACCTAAAGTTGCTCCAATAATCGCACCACCTGCGGTAAAACCTGCCCGTCCCGCAGATTTCCCCTTAGACATACCTTTGTCCCGACCTCCTGCGTAACCCATACCAGCGGCTGCGAGAGTCCCTATAATAGGCACACCTCTTCCTAACATTCGACCAGCAGTAGCAAAACGCCCTCCCATAGCTGTAGCTTTCGCCCCTAGACCGGTAGTAGTACTACTAAGGCCACCTTTCTTAGCAACACTAGCGAATAGGTCTGAACTATAACTAGCTTGTTTTGAAGCTTTAGCTACCTGAGCTGCCTGTCTACCGCCGCCACCCAAACCAAAACCACCCAATCCACCCCCCATCATATTCCTAGGGGCTACTGCTGCTTGTGATACAGGCCCACTACCCCTACCCAGAATTGATCTGCCCATTCCTACAGCACCTCTAGCACCTGTAATACCATAAGCCATACTTCCACTCATGCGAATCATTCTAAGAGTCAGATTAATAGCTACCAGCCCGCCTACGATTTTAGCAACGGTACCTGCCCAATTAGGCCACCACTTTTTCATGAACCCATCGAAGCCTTTAACTATCTTGGTTACTCGATCTACTATCCTAGGTATCCACTCCTGTGCCGCCTTTGCAATAGCAGGTATTTTCTTACCTAATGCAGCTAGGGCTTTAAAAGCCATTGGAGCTAATGGGGCTAGAACGGTATCAATTATGGCTCCTATGATGGCGAAAAGGTTACCCATATATCC